TGCATTTATAAGAATGCTAAAAGATGCTATTGCTGAAGGTAATTTATATAAAGTAGATGAGGATAAAGTTGATGTACGTACCGATTTATGAAATATATTCATATGGTAAAAACCGTGGTGTAGTAGCAACCTATAATGACTTTGAACATGCTGTTACTGCATGGAAAGACAATATGGATTTCTTTACTATTAAATGCGTTTGGCCTACTAGTGTAAAGAATCGTTCTAAGGAATTAAATCATATTGGCTCGATAAATGACTATCGTAATTTGTTAAATGAGTGGGCAATTGAAGATGGTGATGACGAATGGGAAGTAGATCAACTTATGAAATATTTAAAAGAAAATCCACCAACAGTAGAGAACACTATTCTTAATCCTAACTACCAGAGTGCTATTAATCCTAGCCACTATCAGAGTTATATAATGGATTTACAATGGTTAGAGACTATGCAGTATCTACCAAGCTTTAGGAATCCTGATTGCTTTAAGGCAGCAGTTGAACTACAAGTACGAAAGTATCTAGATCGCCTTGGCGGTAAAGATGCTGAAGAACAAGAATTAGGTAAAGCATTATGGTATTTAAAATTCCTACTTGCTTACACTAAGAACAATAATCAACCAATCCGAATTAAAGATATAGAAAAATTATTAAATGAGCAATCTAGTATTTGACATCGAAAGTGATGGTCTACTAGACACTGTAAGTAAAGTTTGGATGATTGTGACAAATGATACTAGTACTGGTGAAGAGTTAATCTTTACCGACTATGATCCACAATATCCAAGCTTAGAGCAAGGCTTACAACACCTATCGAAAGCAACAAGTTTAATTGGCCACAATATTATTGGCTATGATTTACTTGTTCTCCGAAAACTATACAATTGGATTCCAAATAAAGAAACTAAATTATATGATACGATGTTACTATCGCAAGTCATTAATTATGATCGATTTAATGGAAAGCATTCTCTAGCTGTATGGGGTGAATACCTTGGTCATAGTAAGGTCGAGCATGAGGACTGGAGTCAGTACTCAACCGACATGCTACATCGGTGTAGAGAAGACGTAAAAATCAACGTTAAGGTCTATAGAGGTCTTATTAAAGAATTAAAAGGTATGACTGAGAAAAAGCCATATCTTAAAACTTCTATTAAAAATGAGCACCTTACTGCACAATTTTGTGCTGATGCAGAATATATAGGATGGCAATTTGACAAAGATGCTGCAACAAAACTATTGGCTGCGATGGAAGCTCAAATGGAAGAAGTTCAATCCATTATTGAGCCACGACTTAGTACAGAAACTAAAGTCTTGGATAAACAACCTAAAATACCAAAGTGGATTAAGAACGGTAATTATGATGCCGTTACTGCTAGATATTTTAATATTGATCCTTCTAATGGCAGGGATGATCGTATGGTAGAGGGTCCATATCAACGATTTGAATATGTACAACCTGATTTAGGTAATATTGATTCAGTTAAATTATATTTACACAAAATTGGTTGGGAGCCTGACGACTGGAATTGGAAAAAACAAGGTAATGAATTTATTAAAGTATCTGAAAAGCTAACTACTAGTTCACTAGAAAAGTTAGGCGAAGTAGGAATGCTAATTGATAAATATTACACTACTAGGTCTAGGCATTCTATTTTGTCTGGATGGTTGGAGTCTTTAGATGAGAATAACAGATTACATGGTAGTTGTTTTACTATCTCTACTCCAACTGGTCGTGCTAGACATAGTGGTATTGTCAATGTTCCAGGTGCTGATTCCGAATGGGGTCCAGATATTCGTAAATTATTTATGGCTACTCCTGGGTATGCAATTATTGGCGCTGACTCTTCTGGTAATCAATTTAGAGCTTTATGTCATTATCTAAAGAATGATGAATATACTAATGAAGTTTTAAATGGAGATGTGCATCAAAAGAATGCAGATGTACTAACAGCTGTAATGACAGAGGAACAATCTAAGTTTCCTAAGATTATTAAAGACCCTACTGTATCTCGTAAATTAGCAAAGCCATTCATTTATGCTTATTTGTTTGGTGCTGGTGGTGAGAAGGTTTCTTTAATTTTAACTGGTGTTCGTAATGCTAAACTTGGTAATAAGATTAAAGCTGAGTTTGCAAAACGTATTCCAGGACTAGATTCATTGATTAAGCGTATTAATGCTGTTTATAACCAAACAGAATTACGTGGCAGTCCTTGGATTCCTGCACTTGATGGTAGAAAGATTCCTTGTGAATCTGCTCATAAGTCTCTCAATTATCTGTTACAGAGTTGTGAAGCTATTACATGTAAAGCAGCTACTGCTCTTACTTATGTTAGACTCCAAGAGGAGAACATACCATTCAATCCATTGATATTTTATCATGACGAGATTGAATTTGAAGTCCCTATCGAGTATGCTGAACGAGCTTCTGCGATTGCTAAAAAGGCTTTCCAAGATGGTCCAAAGTTATTTGGTGTTGATATTATGGATGGTGAGTCCAAAATCGGTAATAACTGGTATGATGTACATTAACTGGGAATAAAATGTATAACGATATAAATGATAGAATTAAAAAAGCACTTTTAGAATCTCTTTCTTTAAAGACTGAAATGAAAAATAAAACTATTGAATCACAGAAAAACTGTGCTCATGCAGCATTAAACATGTTACATATTGTGGACCCTTATTCTTGTATTCTAGGTGGAGCACCACGAGACTGGGCATTAGGTAACCCTGCAAAGGATTTAGATATCTATATTCATGGGTATCCTAATGAGTCTAGAGATAGTATCAAAGACAGAATATCACAAGCATTAGAGCTTCAAGCTGATGAATTAGAAGATGTAACTAATAATTCTTATTATACACATAGTTTAGATAATGGAGTTGTTGGTGTATTAAACGTAAAAAATTGTTTTATGCCAATTCAAATTGTATTATGTGATAGACAACCAATTGAGATGTTAAACACATTTCATGGAAGTTTGTCTAAAGCTTCTTATACTCGTGGTTATTATTGGGATTATTTAACTAATTCGGAAGATTATGAATTAGACACTAGTGTAGAGTTTGACATTAGTAAAGAATTCAAAGTTCATTTAATTAGAAAGAATGATGATCCAAAGTATATAGCTAAAATTAAAGCTAAATACCCTGAATTTACACACATACACGAATCATGAACATTTTTTATTTAGACAAAAACCAAACAGAATGTGCTAAGGCTCACTATGATTCTCATGTAGTAAAGATGATTCTTGAGTCAGCACAGTTATTATCTACCGCCCATCATCTAGTTGGTGATGGTGGGCCTTACAAAAAGACACATGACAATCATCCTTCTGCTGTTTGGGTTCGTAGTAGTATTAAGCATTATATGTGGCTTTATATTCTTATGGAAGAACTTGGTAAAGAGTATACTCACCGATTTGGAAAAGTACATAAAACTATTTTAGATCATTCAGGTACACTTTCTAGTTTTCCAAGGGACATTAAAGCAGAAGATTGGCAAGATCCTCCCTTAGCCATGCCAGATCATTGTAAGTTAAATGATACAGTTGAATCATATCGAAATTATTATTTAACTGAAAAAATAAATTTAATGCGATATACAAATAGAGATGCACCTTCATGGTTACAAAAGAAGATCGCTACGATTCCCTGTATTTAGATCTTGCTAAAAGAATAGCACTAATGTCTCATGCTGAGAAGCGTAAGGTTGGTGCTATTGCAGTAAAAAATAATAATATTCTCAGCTTTGGGTTTAATGGAACTCCTACAGGTTTTCCTAATAAATGTGAAGATGATTATAATAAAACACTATCCTATGTAATTCATGCTGAAGCAAATTTAGTCTCTAAGGCTGCTGCAGAGGGTTTGAGTTTAAAGGGTTCAACAGTATATGTGACAACTGCTCCATGCGACAATTGTTCACTACTACTAATCCAATCTGGTATTGAGAGAGTAATATTCTCAGACAGATATAAAACCGATTCAGGTATTTTAACATTAATTCACAGTAATATAAGAGTACAGCAAAAATGAAAAAAGCATTAGTATACAGAGTTCCATCGGCAACATATACTTATCCTCGTGGCGATAAGTATTTATATCTTAGCTTTGTAGATCGCCCTACAATTATTAAGTATAAAGTTCGTAATAAAATTGGCAAGAAACTATTAGCTCGAGTTAAGAAATATGGCTTTGAGAAAGTAACCTACCCAGTATGATAGCATTAGTAGACGGGGACGTTCTACTATATCAGGCTATTTGGGATACTGAAAACGTAGAAGAAGCTAAGATTAAATTAGACATAGTTCTTCAAGAAGTTATTGAAAACACCTTTTGCACTGATTATCTCATTGCAATTGGGGGTCTAAATAATTGGAGAGAAGAGTTTTTTAAAGAATATAAAAGAAGTGCATCTAGGTTAGCATCTAAGAAAAATAGAGCTGAATATTTTGATGAGCTTAAAGAATGGTTTTGTAATCATCCTAATGCTGTAGTTGCTCACGGATTTGAGGCAGATGACTTAATTCGAATTTGGGCGGTAGAAGCAACTAGGGATAACGATCCATTTGTAGTGTGTACAATAGACAAAGATCTAGATTGTATTCCTGGTAAACATTTTAAACCAGGAAAAGATGAACATTATGAAGTAGATGAGGAATCAGCTGATATCCACTATTGGAAACAAATTCTAATGGGTGATGCAGTAGATAATATTCCTGGACTACCTAAAATCGGGCCAGTAAAGGCTTTAAAGATTTTAGAGGGCTGTGATAATAATAATAAAAGAAAGGCAGCAGTAATAAATGCTTACAAACAACAATATGGCGACCAGTGGAAACCTTATTTACTTGCCAATGGCAGGTTGATCCACATCTGGCGCTATATAAATGACCACTTCCAAATTAAAGAAGAAAGATAATGGGCACTGGGAATTTACTGAACAACTAGATCATGAAAATGCTTTTGGATTTATTTATTTAATTAAAGATAAAAAGAATGGTATGATGTATATTGGTAAAAAGATGTTTAAAGGGAATGGTAAACTTAATAAAGGCAAACCAAGCAATTGGAGAGTTTATACTAGTTCATCTAAAGACATCAATGCACTAATAGAAGAGAATGGCATAGACTCCTTTGAATTCCACGTATTAGAACAATATTATACTAGAGGAGGTTTAAGTTGGGCAGAAACATGGTCTCAATGTTTTGTAGAAGTTCCAACTAATAATCATATCTGGTATAATAGATTCATTGATAAAGTACAATGGCGCTCTTCTGAAACAGTATCTCTTAGACATCGTAAAAGATTAAATAAATTAGCAGGATTAAAATAATGAAATTAATTGGTTTTATACTTGGTTTTTGTTCAATGCTTGTAGTATTAACACAATCAGTTAACTTATTAACAGGTACAGAGCAATGGACTTCAGCAGACTTTTTATTAGTCTCTATAGCACTAAGTTTTGTATCAACAGCTTGTTTCGCAGCTAACAATGTAATAAATAAATAAAATGGGAAAAATAGTTGTAAAGGATCAACCTTGCCTAAGTGAAGACTGTGGTAGTAGTGATGCTAGACAGATATACGAGGATAGAACCTCATATTGTTTTTCATGTAGTGGTTGGTTTCCAGATCAAAGTAAGGATTCTCTAGTGACAACTAAGAAGGAAAATTATGGCACTGAAACATTAGAAGAAATTTCTAGTTACGCTATAAGAGGTTTTGCTGACCGCAAGATCACAAAGAAAATTGCAGAACACTT